AACAACGTATTGGTTACATCTCCTTTTACACCAGATATTGTTACATTATTACTGGCAGAGTGCATTCCATGATTCGGGAAATTTATTTTTATAGTAGCATCACCAGATGCTGTCTTTATTGGATTTTCTGCTAATGTTTTAATACCACCAGAGGCAGCAGTTAATTCTTCATTAACCAAAGTAACTTCACCAGCAGCAGCAGTATCGAACTCGGCACGATATAAAGTAAACTTTAAATCTTCAAGTTGTGAAGCTGTCCACGTTGTTGCATTCTGTGATTTAAATAATGAACCTAATGTAGGTTGTACCGACACTGCTCTAGTTCCACCAACCTCTATTTCACCCACTCTAGATATCCAAACTCTATAAGTACTAGAATTAGAACGTAATACTATAGCATATTCTTTATCAAATTCTAGATATATCGGAGAATCAAAGGTAAATGTTGTAGCAGTATTAGATGTACCAGCGGCGTCTACATTTACATCCGCCGGAGCTTTCGTAACTGTAGAAAATGGTAAAACTGTTCTACTAGGATAACCAGCTGTTACTGTTCTAACATCTAGTGTTACTGGCAATGTAGCATCTTTATGAGAAAAGAAAACATCAACTTTAGTAATAAATTCTCCACCTTCTGTTTGTACTTGAAAGCTTTGAGCTAATGGATCACCAACGTGTATTTCTTTTTCTAATTCAAAAGAACCGGCAGACCATCCTTCATTGTGAACAATACCAGATTCTACTGTAGTCTGCGTCAATTCTCCACGTTTTACATTTTGTATAGTTTCTTGTATTGTTTGCAACGTACCAGCAGCAGTATAAGATGTTGTTGCTGAAGATTCAACATATCCATATAATCTAGAGTCTGTAGCACTATCTGTAATTCTAAATTCTTTTTCTCCAACAGAAAATCTTAATGCTGTTGAGTTAGGTATAGTAAAAGTTCCCGTTAGAGTACCTACAGCATCAGTAATCATTGGCATACCATTTACAGACCCACTTACTGCTGAATCATCATCATGAGCCGCAGCTTCTGATAGAGCAACATCAGAATTTCTAGTACATCCTGTAAATGTTGTTGCCGTTGTTCCAGTATAAGTAATCTTTTCAGAACCTATGCTTATAGTTCCAGTTGAAGGAAATCCCGTAGTAGAATCAACAGTTATAGTTGTTGCCGTTTTTGTAAGAGCACCATTCAATAGAGTAGAACCAGCACTACTGCCCGTGGGTCTACAATGTGTTGATACTCCTATTGTATCAAAGAATGTATATACTCTAGTATGGGGTTTAAGATTTGTAACTGTAAAGTTTACATCTCTAGACCTCATATATGGAATAATATCGGAAGATAGTGTTGTAAATCCAGCAGACTCTTCCGTCCAATAGGGTGTTATTCCAGTCTCAGTTCCAGTACGTTTCTGTTTAATATTTGTATAATGTCTATGTATTCTGCCTATACGAGTAGACCAGTGCACTCCCTGTCTATATGTTTTTTCTTCATGTCTTTGGTCAGTACCAGTATTGTGGCCAGGGCCTGTCCATACTGTTTCCCAAGATCCCCAGACTGTACCCAATTGGTCAGCATAATCCTGCATCATCTGGTCATATTCACCCTCTACGTTTATCGTAATAGAAGGTACTGTTGTAGTGTCACACCAAGTATCACTTGCGGGATCTAAAACTATATCACCTATCCAAGTTACAACATTAAATGGGTTTACATATTCTATTCTAGTAGCATAAGGTTGCGTTATTGTAGCAGTATGAGTATATGGTAAAGTAAAACAATTACCTGTCTTTTGATATCCAGATGCTGTCCTTTCTGCGTCTGTTGTATTTTCTTCTATTAAATTTACAGCATCCATAAACGCCTTTGGCCGACAATGTTGCCTCATTGGATCCATTGACGTTTCATAATCTGGATGTGTAACATTACCAACTTTATGTCCAGTAAAATTATCTACTATAAATCCTGACTTATATCTATCCAATCCATTAGCATCTTGTATCTGAAAAGTTTGTGTATCTGTTTCTAACAACCCTAAAGATGTATAATACTCTAAATTCTTAATTCTACGGTCTAGCAAACCAATATCTTTCATGGTATAGCGTCGATTATCTTGCCTATTAATAAGCATATCCTGTTCATCATAGGTATATGCACCAACATCTGTTGTAGCTATTAGCATAGCATTAGGAAGATTTGGATTTGGATATGAAGGTTCTTCATCTGGTGTACCTTCTATATATTCAAACTGACCCGAATCTCTCAAAAACAACGCATCTCGGCGTGGCAGATAATAAGAATAATCTGCTCTAATATTATCATCTACTTTAGGCAAATCAACTTGGGATGAACCTGTACCTTCAAATAATCTAGTATCAAAATTAAAAGGTTCATTTGTAGTTGTTACTGCTACAGAGGCAACAGCTGGTCTAAAATCTAATGAACTACTCAGTGGATATTGTCCCACTGGAGCTAATGTATCTGGGTCAATCTTATTAGCAATATAATATGGAATTTCTCCATAATCTATTTGACCAGAATAACTATCTGCTGAAAAATAATCTCCAGTACCGTGAGAAAAATTAGAATATACTATAGTCAGCTGACCTGTAGGTGTAACCTGATCCGGTTTTCTTACCAGTCTAGAAATATCATAAAATGAATCTCGTTGACCTGTATCTAACAAAAATCTAGATAAAATATTTGTATCACCTACTGCGGCAATAGCAGATACTGTATTAGAATGACCACTTGTGCCGCCTGAAATTGTATCTGATGTTGTAAATGTTCCAGTGCCCTTTACATATTTTAATGTAGTACCCGTATTGTCTATAACAGTACCCGTAGCGCCAGATGAACTTCCTGTAATTGTTTCACCATTTGTATATGATCCTGAAGCCGCCAATGTTATCTGTGGTAGAGTAGGAGTTGTAGCAATAGCAGCTGATTCATAAACAGCATGAACTTTATATACATCGGTAACACCTATAGAAACTTCTTTATCACCAACTCTATGACCATATGTTTTACTATCATAACTTGATGTAGTACCATCATTTACAATAGTAACAGTTTGTGTTTTATTTGCTGTTTTGGTCTTATGAGATTTAGTGCCTACAGACAATGTACCTGTAAGTTTTACAACAGCACTAGTACCTAATACACCACTGTTAGTAATCGTTAATGTGTTGCCAGATGGTGTACCTGATAGTACAAATCCTGTAGATGCTGTGACCAAATCACTTTGTGCGCCGCTAGGACCACCGCCACCAGCTGTTAAGATTTCAAGTGTATAATCCTTTTCAACATGAGCTACAAATGATTCACCGCTATTAGCAGTAAATGTTACAGCACCACTGCCGTTTGTTGTTCCTTGAAACTGTCGCCGTACTGTATACGTTGTATCTGTAACACCACTTGTCAATAATGAACTTATATTGTCATGCGGCATTTTCATAACCATTACAGTTTCTTCTTGTTCTTTAATTTCTGCTCGTTTTCTAACAACATTTGCTGTTGTAAGAGCATCAGTACTTGGCGCTGCTGTAAATGATAACGCTGTAGCCGTTATTGCATCAACCACTCTATCTTCAGTAGCACCAGCCGCTCCAGTTGGTATAGCAACAACATCTCCTACCTGTACTTGGGAAGTATCATAACCAGATACACCTATTAAATTATCAGTACCTGTAGTTTCGGTTCGCCATGTACCATTTAGCGTCAACGTGGATGTAAGTCTTACATCAGCACTATAATCAGCGCCCGATATGCCTGTATTAGACATAAACAATTGTTTAGCATCTTTAGAAAAGTCCTTAACAACTATTGCTGAAATTGTTACACTACCTGTACTAGCGCCGGTGCCTGTAGCTGTTATTGCTTCGCCGGTAACAAATGTTCCTTCTACTTGTAGTAATTGTAAAGCAGTACCACTAGATACAGCTGCATATAGATAGCCTGTAGCTCCACTAGTTGATCCTGTTACTAATCCTTTAGCCGCTATAGTTACGTTACCAGACATCGTAATATTGGTCATCATCTGTACATCAAACAAATAATGTTTATAGATTGATGTAGCATTACTTGATGTAGCACCAGCTGTACCACTAGAATATTCAAATGCTCTTGAACGTGCAACACCAATTATAGAACCAGAAGCAGTACCCCTAGTAGATGTTAATGTATCATAAATTATAACTTTCTTAAATGGGTCTTGTGTAGTACTAACTAATGAAATATCTGGCGATCCATGTATATTCGTAACTTCGGCATAGTTACCCATGTTGAATGGAATAAAATCATTATTGACTGATTTAGTTGTTCTAGCTTTATTAATAGTTAAAAGGTCGGGAGATATCTTTTCGATTTCGTGACCTTTAACAAAGGCCTTACCGGCACCACATACTAAAGCTAATTTTGTTGCATCTCCACCAGCACTAGAAGTATATACTCCATTATTTGTTCCATTATCCAAATGTTCTCTAGCAGTTAGTTGAAATGATTTTACTGAATAGTTACCAGATTCTTCATAAGTTCTACGAGCAAGCATTCTCTCAATAACGCTATATTCTGTTTTATCAACTATCTTTTTGAGTATACCATTCTCTACTCGGAGAAGTTCTACAAAATTAGCATCGGACGTAGACGTTAAAGATAATTTAGCTAACGCTAAAGTTATTTTTAATCTATGTGCTCCTTTAGCAGCATAGTTTGTTGCCCCTGTAGCATTATCTAATAGACCACTTGCATTTTCTGGAGTAACTAAAGTTTCTGTAACAGTAAATCCAACTCTATAAGATGGGGTATTTGTATATTTGTCTAATACTAAAGTTTCATCTGATGCCTGTACAAAATTTCCCCTAATATAAAAGATACCCGATTTAACTGTTACTGCAGTACCTGTTGCAACAGGACTTGTAGCTGCTGTTGTAGCAGAAGCAACATTAGCAGAATAAGAACTTACAGCACTATCAGATGATATATTTTCTCCAGCAGAAAATGTTACGGTAGCATTATCTGTTGTATTTGTATTAATATATTTTACATATAAAGTTTCTGGGTCATCACCACTTGCCGCGGCATATCCAATAACTTTAGCAGTAACACCTGATGTAGCGCCTGTAATAATTGTTCCATCATAGGAAGATAGATAAGATGATATAGCTGCGCTACTAAAAGTTGATTGTAATTTTACAGCATAATACTTATCATCATATCCTATATGACCAGGAATAACGATAGCGCCTTCTCTAAAAATATGGTCACCAAATCGTTGTATCTGATTTTGTAAAATCGTCTGAATCTGTGTTAGTTCTCTAGCCTGTACTGCAAATCCAGGACGAAATAATACTCTATGATAGTTGTCACTCTCAGAAAAATCATCATAATACGGTGTGACATTTAGGTTTGTTTTCTGCGTCATTTAAAATTCCACTATTAACTTAATATTCTCTGTCTGGTCTGATGCTCGAGTAATAGGAACTCTGTTCTCTACATACATCACATCCCCTGAGTGATATGCTATCTCAGGATTATTTACTGCCGACATAGTACCCGTCGCAGAACTTGTCGTTCCTGTAACAACTTCAGTACCGGCAAATACTGTTAAATTTTTAACTGAATCTATACCTGTCCATTCAGTTTGAATATATTTTAAAATTCTATTTGTAGAATCCCAGTTTACAACCTTACCCTTTGCACCAGATGTACCGCCAGTAATAACTTCATCATTAGTGAATGTGCCTGGTGTTGGACTAGAATTAAATGTTACACTTTTCAGTCCACTTAATGTAGCGCCAGTTGAAACTGTTGTTGTGCCGTAATTATATGGATTTCTTACTAATCCAACTCTACGAAAATTTTGAGCTACTACAAAATCGCCTGAACCTTCTGCTCCAGCTAATGATACGTTAATCATTACATAAAAGGCACCCAATTCCTTTAAAGCATCATATCCATGACCACCTTTTGGTCCAACCAATGGAGTTAATGCTCCATTTGAACCACTGCCTATACCTGAGATATTAGCAACATCTACTGTAGCGTATGTATAACCGCTACCCTGTGTAGTCACTGTAGCAGAAGATAAAGCTCCACCAGCAACTACCACTGTACAAACTCCACTAGAACCGTCACCCCGAATAGGTACTGATGTATATGTTCCATTTGTATATCCAGACCCAGCAGTTGTTACTACAATATGTCTTATTTCACCATCTACTGCATTACTTGATACTGTAGACTGTGAACCGCTTGTTACTGTTCCCAATGTATCGACAACAGGCATAAAATCTGTAGACAGAAAGTTTGCTGTCTGGGTTGAAGTCATTGTATACATATATTTCCAAACGTAACCATCACCGGTAGAAAATTCTGTATTACCAGTTGCAGTTGGTTCTACTGTAGAGGCTGTATTACTATCATTACCCATACACTTATAAACTTTATACTCGGACGTCATTACATAAAATGTAGCATCAAAAAGATTTGTTGCACTACTATTAGATGTTAGTGTCGAACTATAATCGGGACGATAAATGTCATAAGTTGTACCTGAAGTCCATGTACGTCTAGGAACAACAAATGAAATATCTGATGCAGTGACCTTTTTAGCAGCCATCATTTCTCTAAATTGAGCATATTCAGACACTATATCATCATTGGGTGTGGGTGGCGATGCATCTGTACCTCCACCTGTATTTGAGGCAAACGCCTGTGGTCGTCCAATATACAGATAATAAGTCGAAGCGGCCGTTTCGCCGATTGACTCATAAAATTGTTCTGCATTATGGATTCTGAATTTGTGGGTTACTATTGCTGCCATTGTGTCAAAATTCTCCGAGTTTCTTTCTATTATTTATACAAGTTATTATGAATATGAAAGCGTGATTTCTCCTGGTACAGGAACATTATGTCTCTTTTGTGGATTCTGAGTAGCGTCTTGTATAGTTACATTACTCCAATCCTGAACACGATAAGATTCTTCATTTGTAAGTATAAATTTGTAATTGTAAACTGCTGTACTATCAGCATGAGTAGTAGCAGTAGTGCTGTTTGCTCCTCTAGTACAACCTGTTAGATCATTACTAGATTTACCTGTATATGTTATTTGTTCGCTCTCAATAACTATTGTACCCTGTGGTGGGAATTGAGAAGCATCTGTTAATGTTATTGTAGTATCTGAATTGGATAATGTACCACCTTCATTTAAGGTAGTACGTTCCCGTTTCTCATAATAGCCTTGATGGCTTCTAAAGGTAGTTGTGGAATCTACAGAGGTCTTATTATAGAATCTATATGTATCAGCATTACCAACCCGTACACCAGCACCACCTTGAGTTCTAGCAGTTACTAATGATGTCCATATAATTGGTGCTGTTGTAATTACTGAAGCTCGGCCGGCTTTATGTACGTTAAGTTGAGTAGCAAATATAGTCTCAAATGTGGAGAACAATTCTGGTGTGTATGTTCCACGTGCCGTTATAGCTTCTTGTGCCGTAGATGCTGATTTAATTCTAGCGTTAATACTAGATGCAGAATCTATTTGTCCAAATACTTGCCAACCCGCTGGATGTACAGACTGTTGTAAATCATTTCGCCAATCTGTTATAGCTTTACCTATCTTTATAACATAGGAATAATCTTGATAATAATAACTATCTTGTATTTTTTTAGATGACTCTGATACAAATCCATCCTGATTTATAAAAGATCCTGTTTTTGTTGTAGCTGTTCCTGTTACTCCAGATAGAGTACTTGATTCTACAGAATTTATTACAGCAGTAACACCACTAGAACCTCCAGTAATAGTTTCACCGGCACTAAACGTACCTGTAAGCATTGTCACCTTCATCACACAAGTAGATGTATTGGCTGTTTTAAATGTTGCAGTTGCTCCACTAGTTCCACCGGTAAGTGTTTCTAAAGAGGTAAATGTTCCACTAATACCTGTTACCAGCAGATTAGTATCTGATGTTAAGGTTACTGTATCTGTATAATGTATTCCTGGATCATCAACCGATAGTGCTTTAATTTGGCCTACACCTGATCCTTTAGCAATAACTTTAGCACTTGAACCGCCAGATGATGTTATTGTTAATGTGGGAACTGCAGTATAGTTTTCTCCTATAGCTGTAACTCTAACATCTGTAATATCACCATTTCCTGATCCAATCTCCTGTACAATTTTATTACCAGATAAAGAATCAGCAAAAACAGTATGCTCTTCAAGAACAATATGGTCTGTTGTTGCCATTTCATAATCTTCTTCTTGAGTAAAATATACAAGAGTACTTGCTGAAGCTTCTTCTTGATGAATATAAAATCCATCTTCTGTTATAATTTCTCCAGGTTGACCAGAAGTACCAGCTTCTAAACTTATACCACTAGCACTACCATCATCTGAAGTTTCTACTAAAATTTCCCCAGGTTCATTTTCTAAAGTAAATCTAAATTGTTCTATAAGAGATCCTGTCTCTGGAGCAAAACCCCCATTAACTATAGAAACTTCCCCGGCCAAACCTGATCCATTTGTACTTGAATTATTAACAACTATAGCATCACCTATGGCATAACCTGTTCCAGCAGTACTAACTAATAATTCAGAAATTGTACCAGGAGTTAAACTATCTATTTTAACTGTAGCATCATTACCATTTGATGTAGTAATACCTATAGTATCTGTTGTGGCATAATATTGACCCGATGAAGTGATGGTGGTTCCTGTAATTACAGATCCCACTTTAGCATTAATTGTAGTGGTCTGATCCACATTAGATAAACCAGTTATATTTTGTCCTGATACAAAAGTTCCACTTACACTATTATCACTCAATGTCAATTCGTTTAAGGTAATACTACCCAATTGAAATTGTGTTACAGATTCAACTTTCGCAGTTGCTAAACCTACATCTGTATATCCACCTGTAGGTCCTTGATAACCAGCGGTATCAGGATGATGAGCGCCACCAAGTTCAGTAGTTACATCCCTAACAGCATTTTGTGTAATTGTTTGGCCTTCTAATTTAGTAATATCATCCGTAGCTTCAGTAGAATCTTCCAATTCTATATGGGTGTTATCTTCATCTAATAAAAATATAGTTCCATAATCTTGCTCGTCATCATCTTCCATGAGTAATACATCATTGTCCTGTAGTACTCTTAACACTGTTGGGTCTGACCAATTACCATCAGATACACGAAGCATATCTACAGTTGGATAATATACTTCAACATTTTCATTAAGTAAAATTCTAAAAAATAATTCGTGGGCTTTTCTCGTACCTTTAGACCTATATAAGTCTGTTATATTTTTTAACAGTTTTCTTTTATTGAGATTCGGTGTTAATGTTTTTGGAATTGTCTTTAGAATTTCATTTTTGAATTGGTCAAAAAATGAATCTATAGTATCATCAACATCTGCATATTTCATTAACTGGGAAATATTCTCGACCGGATTTGCCCTATACCCAGATATTTCTGCTGTAGCAGCAGATGTTCCACCCGTTATAGTTTCACCAATAATAAATTTTGGTTGAGCTGATATAAACAATCTTGAATTGCTGTTGATATCTTCTACTCGAATTGTAGCAGTTGCTTTAGATGTATCTCCAGTAATTGTTTCACCGTCTACAAAAGCACCATAGTTTGTATCTTCTAATAAAAACTTATCAATACCATTAACTCCAATATTAGAACGTGGACCTTCATTTTGTAATAGAATAAAGTTAGTAGTACCTTCTTCCGATAAAATTAGATTTGTATCTCCAAGATTTGTTAATTGTAACTCAGCAGATTCCATAAACTGATAATACTTTTCTAAAAAAGTAATTACACCAGCTGTATCTGCTTTTACAAAATCTGGAAATTGTTCCGCTACTTTAAGCGAGATTTTATTATTAAAGGCCATTAGTTACTATAAGATGATATTGTTGTATATGATACACCAGCATTAGATGCTCCAGAAGCTATTGTATCTTCTGCTCCTGTTACGGACATATTAGTAGAATCTATTTCTAAAATTTGATTTCTAACTGGAACGATATCATTAGATAACGGTATTACTGTAAGTGTAATTGTACCATCTGAATTTGATACCGATGTAATATTCAAGGACGTCAGGACTATTTCTCCCGAATCATAATCTATAGTACCAGCAGAAGTATCTACATATGTTCTAGCTGAACCAACTAGGTAATAAGTTCTAACCACACCAGCGCCATCGTCATCTAGGTATAAAGTATTTTCATTACCACTTATAATAAATCCTGTTGACGATAATTGTTTTTCTGCTGCATCCGGATCATGTAAAGCATTACTAAATGAAACTGTATATTTTGTGGCGGCAGATAATGTCGGAGTAATATTCTGACTAATTTTAATTGTTGTAATATTAGACAATATAGAAACATCAACATCATCAATAGTACCTGTAAGTTGTGAATGTCTAAAAATACCTTCAAACTTTTCCAAATTATCATCACTAAAACTATTAATAGCAGTAGTAACTAAAGTTTCTAATGTGCTAGATGTTTTTGTAGTAGCAGAATTATCAAATTTAAAATTCACAATAGGTATAATCTTAATCGTCACTGGATCTTCTATTTCTACAGTTACACTAGCTACCTTATAATCGTTTAATTGTGTTATAATAGAATTTTTTGTAGCGGCAGTAAGTGAGTCACCAGTCATTGGACGAATTGAAATATATACTTTACCATAGACTGCCGGACTAGCGTGTTCTCCACCCCATACAGCTATAGATTGTACATTTGAATATATTTGAGGAACAATTACTTTATAATCAGCAGCAGTTACTGCTCTATTCTGTGCAGCATAACTAAACGGCGCATTATATTTTATAGCATCTAATGTATCTGGTTCAGCCCCACCAGCGGCAGCAGTTGCCGTTACTACTGTAATATCACTATTACCTCCAATATTACTAGAAGAAGTAAATACACTTGCTCCATTAGCATCAGCTTTATTTGTGACAACATAACTCATAGACACAATATTACCGTCAATAAGAGCCTTGCCTACGATACCATCACCAAAATATATTTCCCATTCTCCATCTGTTGTTTCTTGTGTAAAGAAAGCAGCTGTAGTACTCTTGACATCTACAATATTATCTGCCTTTGTATATGTTGTGGTTGTTGTATCGGTTGAAGAAGTTTGTACAGTAACGCTTAATGTGGAGATATCAATATTATCATTATCTAAAATAAATCGTTGGTCTGCGTCAGATGTATTTACTGTATATTCTGTTGTTATATATGTACCTTCATAAACAGGTAAATTGCTATAGGTATAAACTCCGTTATCAGGTTGTATTGTTACATCAGCGATTGCTACAAACTGATATTGTGTTCCGGTAACTGTAGCAGCAAAGGCATGACCTGCAGATAAAGTTAAAGATCCTGATGTAGCATCATTTACTGTCACATCAAGATAAGCAACAGGTGCTTTAGCTGAAACTGGAGTATAGTTTAATTTTTTAGCATGAGATACAACCGAATTTCTTTTGACTGCGGTATCAAGGAACATTTCATTAGCAAGCATATTTGCCATGAAAGCATTATAGTGTGTATTGTATGCTAACACATCTAACAATACGGACATACCAGATCCTTCAAAATCATAATCTGTAAATTCAGACTGCCCTTTTAAATAAGTTTTGAGATTTGATTTAATTGTATCAAAATCTAAATCTGTAATTTCTAATTTGCCTTGTGTATTGACTGCCATTATCGTATCCTATCCAGGAAGATTTCTACTTCCTCTATTACGTTTGGTACATTAGCTAATGAAAACCTAACTGTTATTCTTAATCTATTATTATCTAAATCTCTGCCAGTAGGACTATTCACCACAACTTCTTCCAAAATAACTCTGGGTTCGTAAATCTCCAAAGTATTAGTTATAGCAGATTGTAATTCAATTTCTGTTATCGGTGTAAAATTTTCAAACAGAGACCCATGTACATTTCCCCCTATCTCAGGATGAAATAGGCGTTCGCCTCTATTCGTTAATACTAGATTTCTTACACTACGTTTTATTGCCTGAACATCTGTTACCTTACTAACATCGCTAGATAATGGATTTTTAGTAAAAAATAAGTTTAGGTCCTTATAGATAAAAGTACTTCTAGGACTCTCGTTTACTGCTTGGGCATCATCGTACCCTGTGTTATATGTTATAGGCATTTGTACTATTTATATCGTTTATTATTAGTTTTCACCATCAATGCCTGTCGAAATCTGGATCTGCTGAACTATCATCATTTGTATCATCATTTCCTGGATTAGTTGTGGCCGGCGGAGTCGTTGTTGTTATTCCAGGACCTCCTTCCCACCTATTAGCACCAACTGGAACTATCCATGTATTTCCATATCCTGTAACCCTAACATTATTTCCAAATGTAGCACCCTTTTGTCCAACATTAGGAGGTCGATAATGTGCCCTATTGCCATTATTTTGGCCGTAATAGACCATCTCTAGACCATTAACTTTTACACCGTCTGGAGCTTTTCCACATTTAAATAAACACACAAGACCTCCTTTCTCAGAATTTGGTTTCCATAACATACCCCTACCCCGGCATGGTGCGGTTGAACTTGTACCACTGCCAGATGGGCTCCCAGGATTTTTTGTTATTTTGGGTATTGTAACACCTTTACCTTTATTCCAACTACCATCAGACCAACCTCCAGTTCCTTCTGTAGTTTTGCGTGCAGTTGACATTTTATTATTTTACCTCGGTATCATGTAAGTTTCTAACCTTTTCAGCATTTACATTAATGGCCGGTGCGGTTGATCCAGCAAAAGGATTAGTTTGTGGTTTAAATAATTTTTCGTCGTCATTGTTAATCGGATTAACTGACGGACCGGTCATTTCTTGATTACCTACATGAGTCGCATCAGAGAGTGAACCCCAAGTACCTATATCACCTTCAGCATTACTATAAGATCCAGCAGCACTACTAGTTACAGAATCAGCTGCTTTAAATGCAAAGTTTACTCTTGCCTGTAATGTATTTCTAGACTTTGGTGAATCTGTTATATCTACAGTTGTACCACCTTCATGTACGATAGCACCTCCTGGTAATTCCAAGTTACCAGCAAAATCTGCACCACCCTCCAATCCAGCAAAAGGATCACCTTGCGGCACTTTCAAAACAATTCTACCTCCAGCGGTCCCCCTTTCCGCAGATTCTAAATGTATTAATCCGCCAAAGTTTTGGTCTTGCCCGCCTTTGCCCTGATATCCACTGCCGACCTCTGTATCCGCAGAATATCCAATAGCCTTGACTTTCACTTGTCCGGCTAGCATATTGATACTATTTTCCTTGGCCTCAATATTTACATTATGACCTCTGAGATTCAAATCACCCTTAGCGTGTATGTCAATGTTATGGTCAGACACTAAACGAATATTCCATTTGGCACCAACTGTCATTTGGTCATTCGCTCGTATCATCACTTCATCATCGCCTGTCCAAAATATCTTACCTTTAACATATAGATAATCATCATGTATAGTTAAGTTATGGTTATCACCTGTGACCTTTGTAGTTTTATTACCACTATCATCAATTTCATAGTAAGTACCAGACCGATGCGTCTGATTGATTCTCTCTGCTCCAGGAGTATCATCATATTCCATAATATGTCCAGACTCAGATTCATAAACTTTATTATAAGGATATTGCGCAGCATATGCTGAAGTAGGTTCACTCCAATAGTGAGTCATAAATTCTTGGGTTCTATCATCACCCGCAAAAGGGGCTTTAGGGGTTTCTGGAAACATACCATGACCAATGTTGATCCACTTTTCTCTTGTTTCTGCTCGTCTCCTTATCATAAAGTGACCATCAGTTAATACAACTCCGCCACCTCCGTATTGCGAGAATTTAAAATCATCTCCATACTCCCACTCATTCTGTGGTTGGTCAGCCATTGGACTTATTGTATTGTTTTTAGAATATTTCTCAACATCTGTATCACCTGGACCGGATATAGGCGTACCATCAGCACTACCAATAGTAATTACTTTACCCAATAATTTCTTAACTTTAAATCTTCTACCATTCAATTCATGCATACCGTGAATACCAGATAGCATAATTATATCATTTTCTTGAATTACCTCAGTAAGTGAATCTACTGTTACCTTAACATTTGGTGAAAATGTAATATCTGTAATTTTCATACCACCACGTGCAAGTCTATTATAATCACTTAAAGGTATAGCAATTCTATGTGTATCAGGTACATCTTTCCATTTCTTTGTACCTACATTGCCATATACTCCATCATCAAAAAGTTTTTCAATTTTATCTAACATCGTTTTGCCATAGAGCTTCTCTATGTTTTTCTTTTGGCACATAGCCATTCTTGGATATGGATTTCGATGTTTTTTAGCAACTTCTGAGATAACTGGATATGACGGTTGTGTTATATCCTGATTTTCGGGATGATGATAGAATCCCGTACTTATCACATGACCGAGATTTATATTAGTAGCATTTTCACTTTTATCTATATTGGTCCAAAATCGTGTAGAATCTGTAGGTGGACCTACTAACCTTCTTGTAGTTCCGTAAGTTTCAAATAAAGCATCAGTATGGGTTAATATCGGAACTGTTTTTGCTGTTCCTTTTGGTAGGTCGAGCTCAGCATCCCTAGTTGCTTGATAAGATGGTGAAGTGCCATAAAGTATTTCATCACCATACATCTTCATTTTATCAAAAGGACCAGGACCCCAATATTGATTATTAGCCGTTTCTATAACATCCACATTGGGTGTGATGGTAGTTTCTGTTTCTTTTCTCCAAGTAAGAGCAGAAGGTGGAAATGGAATATCTGATAATTCTTTATCTGATGCTGTTGTTCCTGTTGGATCAAAAAAGCCAAACTTTCCATTTTCACTACTTCTTCCCCAACCACCATGAGGCAATCCATCTTCTACCGGTCCAGCACTGTGTTTAGACGGTTGAGTATTCATACCAGGAAGAGTACCCATAATAATCCAATCTTGTAAAGACTCTGGGTCTCTTGCAAATCCTATAACCCAAGTTCCTTCTTCTATGCCCGGATGAGATTCACCAACGCCCGACATAGCATGCCCACCCACAGGTTGCATAACTTGTGACCATGGTAATTGCTCAGTACTTATTTTTGATTGTTCTGCTGTATGGTAGCCTAACCA